CGGAGCCTTTCGCAACTAAGCTAGGATTTACGAACGCTCGCTGGGCGGAGAATCTTTCGAAAGACTGGTGAAGATGTCGGTGGCCATGGCGCCGCAGTTGCAGCAAGTAACGCGGCCATCTGTCCATAGCGCCCACATTTCAAAGCCGCAGTCTCCGCAGGCATAGGAGCCGAATTCCCTTTTCTTTCGTCTCCTATCCTCAATATCAATTACGACCATGAATCGACCTCCCCATGAATCTGGGATTCTTTCTAGAGCAATCAATCAGCTCTACGTGAGGCTCTCCGTCCTCCACCTCCAGAACACAGAAGCCTTCGCACCAATTCTGTGGGTTATTTTCACCGTAGGAGAACTGTGGCCCATAGCGGTCACCTAGGAACCCAGTCTCTACGCCATAGGCTACCCCGCCATACCCTGCGTATCGCGTCAACTGAAGCCTGTGCGTGTCTCCAGTGACCATCGCCGCAGTATGTGACCGGACAGCGTTGTTATAGGCGGCGTGCACCCCAGCGTGCCATCGGTGTTTGATCACAATTCGGTCAGTGATGTTGGCAGACATGGAAATCACGAAGTCCGGGAAGATGTCCTCTAACTGCGTGCCCGGCAGCCCTTCGACTGCTGGCGCGTTGTTCAGGAGGTAGTTCTCCAATCTCCAATCGTGATTGCCTCGAATAAGGTGGCGCGTGAGCTTTTTATTCTTTGAGGCCTTGACGTACTCACGCACCCGAGCTTGGGCATTAGACACTTCATCGACAATATGCGGGATATCCTCCGCCATCCGTTTCCCGTACCGACTTACCGCAGGACCATCGAGTACGTCGCCATTCAGAATCAACCCGTCAAAGTGATTGGAGGAAATTACCTTGACGAAAGCATCTTCTGCTCGGGAATGAACATTAGGCCAGAGATGCAGGTCGGAAGCGATGATGTACCGCCCGACCGGGATTTGCTGGTGGTCGAGGTTTGGGATATTGATGTTGGTTCCCAGAGACGGCAAACCGTCCCCGAAGAACTTTTCACAGTCCCGGCGCTTCTGGAATGTCTGGCGCAGCGTAATGCCGAGCTTTGAAGCAAGCTGCTCGGTATTCCACCCTACCTTCTTCGCTTCAAGCCACTGGGACCTGAAGCGGTTCATCCCCTCGTACTTTGCTGGTTTCACCGGAACCTAGTCGGCATCATTCCGGGATTCATTCCTGGATTCATCCCCGGTCGCATCATTCCTGGGTTCATTCCTGGGTTCATCATTCCGGGCATCATTCCGGGTCGCATCGTTCCGGGCATCAGTCCGGGATTCATTCCAAGGTTTGTTGGGAAGGCCATGTTCTTGTTTTGGCCGTCCGGAAGCCTGCTGGGGTCTCGGATGACTTGCGGCATCTGAGGCGGCATCCCTGCGCCCATAGGCATCTGAGGAACCAGCCCTGCGCCCATAGGCATCTGCGGCCTCATCTGCGGGTTCGTCTGGCGATTCATTTGAGCGCGAGCGTACTGCTGCCGCAGGTATTCGCTCAAGCGAGGGTCGAGTAGTCCCATTCCGTTCATTTCTTGCCTTTCTTGGCGGCTTTGAAAGCAGCCGCAGTGGGTGCGCCTTTTGCTCCGGGCTTGCGCATCTTTTCCCCAGAGCCCGCTTTAATGCGTTCGCGCTTTTCGTGAATGTTGGCGTAAAGTCCCGGTTTCATTTCTTTCCCTTCTCATAGGTTCGCGCAGTCGTATAGCCAAGATACCCGGCGCTAAAAGTCCACCATAGAGCTTCCGGGATTGCCTCAAAGCCAAGCTTCACATTTAGGAAAAATTCCCGCATGGCGTCAGGGCGCATGATTCCGATTGCCGGGGCAAGGATAACCAAGCCCAGCAGGATGAAGTAAAAGACATAAAGGAAGGAAGGGCGGGCTCTGGAGGTCCAAGGGTCGGAGCTTCCCGCCTCGGCCTTGATAGCGCCTATGGCTATCTCTAATTCCCGGAAAGCGCCGTCCTGCTTGAGGCGCTCAAGTTCAGCAGCAACCTGGGCTTTCTGAATAGGGTCAGGGAAGGCTTTATCAAGAACCTTCCCAAAGACCGCAGCGATGGTATCTGCGATCAATGGAACGGCGCCAGCTTTGCAATGGCCGCGCCTACTGCGCCAGCGGCCCCACCCAACAGCATCATTGTGCGCCAGCCGCCACGGGCCTCGTTCAGGATTTTGCTGATTTGCTTTATCTCTTGCCGAAGCTCCGAAATCTCTTTTTGGAGGGCTTCAATCTCGGCATCGTGCCGACCTATGTCTCTCGATAACTCCATACCGTCCTCACGCAGCGTTCACGCGGTTGAGCCATCCAATCAGAAAGCGCTCTTGCTCTGGCTTTTTTGCCAGCGTGTAATAGTGCGCCTTTTGAAGGGCTTTAAATTCCTCAACCACCTTTGACGTTGCAGACTCTCGGTCAGCCTCGTAGATCGCGTGCAGGGTATGGTTCCCCACTTTTCCGTCTTCTTTCAGGTTGGCCCCGTTAGCGTTTAGCGCCTTCTGAAGCCACTTGACTGCTGTACTCACGCCACAGTTTACCGCAGCTTGATAAACCAAAGTAGCTAGTTTTTGTGAGGGGTACTGGTCTCCCAGAATCGGCCCCCAGTAGCTCATGCGGTAGAGCTTCTCGGCGTCCCTCTTAAGGGCTTCCGAGTCTCTATCTCCAGCGTCCACCATCTTCCAGCCTGCCCAGTGAGGATGCGCTCTGCGGGAGATTCCAAAGATAGTCTCTCCACCTCGATCTGCAAGGTCGTTGACGTAACCCCCTTCCCATTTGGAGACGAACGCATGGGCCTTGTGGAACTCGGCCATCATTGAGACATTCCGCTTCCAAGAAGGCCCGCAGAAGGCGCAAGTCCGTAGACACCGCGCCCTAGGGCTTGGATTGCCTCTGGCCTTTGAGTAAGCGCAGCCGCAGCAGCCCTTCGCCCAATGTCTGTCCCGTAGACAGCGCCGGTTCCAAGGATTGAGGCAATCATTCCAGGGTCAATCGCTCCGCTAAGTGCTCCGGTCGCCAGTCCTCCTCCAAGTGCGGCGCTTCCGACTCTGTAAGGCGTTCCTGAGTCTGGAACTGTTTTCCCAAGGACATTGACGCCAGATTGTGCAAGAGGCTGCATCAATGCTTGCCCTCTAGCGAAAGCCCTGTCTCGGGCACTTCTGTCGGAAGCCTTCACTGCACCCCTAAATTGTTCCGGAGAGAAAATTCCTTCTTGAGACCCAACTCTTCCAGCGGCTTTTTCCAGAGTTGCAAGTTTTGCCCATGCCGTATCTATTCTGGTCAGCTCTTTTGCATATTCTGGGTTGTTTCTTGAGACCAGCGAACGAAGCGAGGACATGATTTCGCCAATCGCGTTTCCGACTTGTCTCTGGTCTGCATCTGCCGTCGTCTTATACTGCTTAGCAAGATTCCCAAGGCTAGATTGCATTTCCTTGATGGTTTCTCCTTTTATTCCAGCAGAGCTTCCAATTTTTCCAACAACTTTGTCATTGATAATTTTGTTAAGTTGTTTAGCCTTGTCAGGCGGAAGATACTGGCCCATTTCTCGGATGCGACTTATTTCAGCCGTAAACTGGTCGTCGATTCTTGCAGACAACTTAGGAAGCAGGGTGTTGTATTCCTTGCTTACCTCGTCACCTACATACCGAATCATTTCATTCCCGGGCTTGATATTCGATGGAACGCGCTTCCCAACAGAGGAAAGCACTTCATTTCCGACAGCCTTATTGAATTGCTCAATAGAGCTAATCTGCGCGTTTCTAATGACATCTCCAACCACTGGGATGCTGGAGAGTCCTTGTTCTATGCGGCTGGCTGTTGGTCCAAGAATCTGCCCTGGCGTAGGAGTGACACCTCGAGCCATCAAGTCCCTGACCGCCTCTGGTGTTTGAGGGGCCATAACTCTTCCAAGTCCCGCCATTGCCCCGTAGCCAGCAGAGCCGCCGCCAGCCCCCATGGCGATATTAGAAATCCGGCTTTCCCCTGTAGCTGTAGGCTGAACAACGCCAAACATTGCCCCGCCGGCTGCGGCCTGCCCAAGCGTAGAGGGAGCGGCAAGCGCCCTTCCTGCGGTAGCAAGTCCAGGGATTCCCATCATGGCGCGCCCCGGGATTGCAGACATCGCTACATTCCCAAGGACATTGCCCGCCATTCCGCCGCCTGTCGCCATCAATGCCGCGTCGCGCTGTCTGGCCGCGTCAATCTCTTCTTGGGGAACATTTCCCATGAGCTGTCCAATGCCTCGGCCAACGTCATAAACCGCCTTGCCTGCGCCAGCGGAAATCCTTTCCCCCATGCCCATGCCTTCAGCGGGAGACGCATATTCAGAAGGCGCGCTCCCTTGAATAGCCGAAATTGCGGAAGCCTCGTCCGGGGCCTCTACCTCGAAAACTTCTCCGTTAATCTCGGCTTCAAAAATTGGCACGTTACTTCCTCCGAATCCGAACGCCTGGCGCTACTTCTTGCCAGCCTTGTTTCCCGGCCCCAAGTTCTTCTTCCACAACCTTCATGCGAGCTGCAAACGGGTCCTCTCCCATCATTGACCCCAATCCCTGCTGGATAGAAAACGGGTCTGGAATGTCTTGCAAAGCAATCTGAACGTCCGCATCTGTCGGGGCTCTTCCGGGGTTTCGCTTGGCCGCCAGAATTTGCGCTAATCGTCGGCGCTCTTGGTTAAGCCTTGCAATAGCTTCTGGAGATGTTTTGTTTTGAGACCATTGGCTTCTAGCGGAATATATTCCCTGAAGCGCCTGAGGAACGCCCTGACTTGCAGTTTCCTCTTTTAGCCTCTGCTTCCTCCTAGCAATTTCTTCGGCCTGCTGAATAGGGTCATTTGGGGTTCTAGGGGTTGCGCCCATTGCTTGAGCTTGTGCCGAAGTCATCCCATAAGGAAGGGCTTCCCCAGATGGGCCTCTAAGATTGGAAAGCTCCGAAACAGACAAAGGCTTTTCAGGGGCTCCAATCTGCACAGAGGGCCGCATGATTCCTTTCATCATTGCGTCTTGAAACGCAGGCGTTCCGGGCTGTAGTCCGGCAGCAATAAGGTTCCGCTCTAGATTTGTCTGCTGCGGGGGCTTCATGGAGTTTCTTGCCATGTCTCTTAGGTAGCTGGGGCCAATAGCACGCGCCATAGCCTGCTGCTCTGGAGTTAGATTGCCTATGGCAGCGTTCATAGCCTCTTCTTGCCGAAGCCTCTCTTGCTCTGCCTGCCGTGACTTAATCTGTTCTTGCTGGTACCTCTGGATGTCCATGAGGTACTGCATACGCTTTCTTTGCTCTTCTTGTTGAACAAGCTGCTGGCGCTGCATAGCCTCCTGCTGAGCCCGCTTGTTCTGAATGCCCATCTGCATTCCTTGGACCGCATACTCCATAGGATTGATCGGAGTAAGGCTCTGGCTTGGCTGCATCAAAAGCCCTAGGCCAGCCATTCCCAAGGGGCTTGTGGAAAGCCTTTCGAGGCCTTGATTCAGCGCGTCAAATGGATTTGCCATGTGCTTTCCTTAACCAAAAATTCCGCCTAAGAAGTTTCCGATTGTGCCCAGAAGGCCAGTCTGCTGAGCCGCCGTCAATCCGCCCAAAATCTGAGACCAACTAGAAGGCTCAAAGACAGGCTGCTGGCTTGTGGTCTGGCCGCCGTAAGAACCAGAGACGTTTCTCATGTAGTTCGCGATGGCTTCCCCTGGAGCTTTCTGCAAGAAGTTAAAGCGATTAACCCTGTCGGTAAGCTCTCGCTGTGCCTGTTCGTCTCTAAGCTGCTGGGCTTCAAGTGCCGAGCTATACATTCCTGTGCGAGCTTGCAGGAGGTCGGGCGCAAACATAGCCATCTCTTGCTGGCGCTGGCGTTCGTTCTCGTATGCAGTGCCGTAGAGGTTTGTAGCAATATCTGCCACGCCTCTTCCGTATCCAGCAGCAGCGGAGTCATAAGCATTCATCATGCCGGGGCTTCCGGTTCTGCCAGACATCCCGAATCTTGAGCTGAGGCCCGGAATTGTCTGAGTCGTGAACTGCTCTCTAGCCGCTTGGCTTGCGGCCGACACCATGTCCTCAAGATACGGATTGGTATCAGCGGTAAGGTAATTCCCGCGAATTGCTTGGGCAGCATACCTTTCGGCTGGATTCAGGATATTCCTGTTGTTTGCAAGGTTGGTGATGTTCCGTATTTGTCGCCGAGTGCCGAAACCCATCGGGGAGACGGTAGAAGTGTTCGTTGGGTCGTTTGGGTCGCTGTACCACTCAAGGCCATTTCCTACCCATCTTCCGTTTTCGCCTGGCTCTCGCGTTAAAAACTCATTCTGCGCAGCCTGAAATCCCTGAGTAAGGTACGGCTGTTGCGCGGCCCATGGGGCGGTTGTGCCGGTGGTTGTAATGACATCAGGCATTGCGTCTAGCTCCTGCAATCTTAACGGTTATCCCGCGTTTTTTCTTTTTGGGCGTTGTCGGGTATTTTGCTTGAAAACCACCCATTTTGCCCCCATAAATTCCTGAGCCGGTTGCCTCTCCGAGGCCGCCTGGCGTTCCCCCGGAAAACATAGAAAGGTCGAGTCCGGGGAATTCGAAAGGAATGTCAGGAGTTGCGGTCGGCTGCACCGCTTGATCAACAATCGGGGCGGTATCTGTAAGCAGGCCACCCAAGCCAGCCCCAATGCCACCTCCTAAGCCATCTCCGTCTCCAGTTCCATTGCCGCCTGTTCCATCTCCAAGGCCTGTTCCATCGCCAAGGCCTGTCCCGTCTCCAAGTCCGGTCCCGCCTCCAAGGCCTGTCCCGCCATCCAATCCAGTTCCCGAACCTGTTCCTCCGCCCAATCCGCCGCCAAGGTCAGTTCCAAGACCAGCCCCACCCCCAAGACCTGGCGTGACAAAATCTTGTGGTGTGCCAGTTCCGCTAAAGGCCCAGCCATTGACCGGGCTGCTTCCTCCCAAGCCAGCAAGGCCGACCCCTGCGGCTCCAAGACCAGCTCCGGCAAGAATGGCGTTTAGCCATGCCTCTGAGCCGAATTGCGGGGCCGTCTGAGTTTGAGGGCTCACAAAGTCCTGAACTTGTCCAGTTCCAGAGTTCGCCCATGAGTTAACCGGATTCACAGGCAGCATCGGTGACGTTGTTGCTTGGGTAGCAATGGCTTCATTAAGCCACTCTTCAGAGCCGAATTGCGCAGCCCCTGACGGTTGCGGCCTAGGGGTGACAAAGTCCCTAACCTGACCAGTGCCAGAGTTCGCCCATGAGTTAGACGGGTTGGTGGGAACCCCATAAGCTTGGTTTACGCCCTGGATGAATAGCTGCCCAACTTGGTTCATCAAGTCTGCTGATTTAGTCTCAGGAGAAACGTATTCAGGAGGCGGCACATATTCAGGCTGCGTTGGAGGCTGTCCAGTTGGCGGCCTAGGCATATTGGCATAGACAGCATCCCAATAAGCAGGGGAGCCGAACTCTATTCCGGTAGTGCCCCCGGTTGTTCCTCCGGCTGTTCCGGTAGCGCCCGCGCCGGTAGTTCCTCCATCTGTTCCTCCGGCTCCGGTTGTTCCTCCGGCTCCGGGGGTTACCCCGCCTGCCGTTCCTCCGGTTACCCCGCCTGAGGTTGTTCCGGTGCCACCAGTAACTCCGCCGGCGCCTCCGGTAGCCCCTCCGGTGCCTCCGGTCGTTCCTTCGGGGGTTACGTTTTCGTCAAGGAGCCCAACGCTTCCTCCGGTTGTTCCTCCGGTAGTTCCTGTCCCTGCGCCTCCTTGAGCTATCCCGCCATCTCCAGCTCCGCCAACCCCAGCAATATCTCCGCCAGCACCTCCAACTCCAGCCCCGGTAGTTCCACTGCCGATTGTGGCTGTCCCGGTACCTGGGGTTAAAAGGCCGCCAGTGGCAGCGCCTCCAATTACGGAAGTTCCTCCAGTGCCGCCCCCGGCTTGTGCTTGACCGCCAGTGCCTCCTCCGGTTTCTGCGACCCCTCCTTGCCCAGTGCCGCCAACTGGATTCCCAGTCGGCTGACCATTAACAAAATCAGGCGGAGTTCCGGCACCAATAACCAACCCAATAGGGCCGCCATCAGGTGGGCGCCACCCAGTTAGGTTTCCGCTTTCATTAACAAGAAGCTGAGAGCCAAGAGGAACCCCGATAGCCGCTAGCGTTGATGGAAGCCATCCAAAACTTGAAGTCGCCCCAGGCGCTGATGCCGTTACGGTAACGACTTCAGTAGGAATTATCGGCCCTGTAACCGGAGGAGTATTAGCAGCCAGAGAGCCTGGGCCTACTTGAGCAGCAGAGCCCATGTCGTCCAGAAGGAGGCCGCCAACCCCACCGCCAACAGCGCCAGCGCCAACGTCAAAAGCGCCACCTAAAGCCTCAAGCGGGTTGCGGATGAATTCGCCAACGCCTCCAGCGTAATCAATGGCAGAGCCAACAGCAGAGCCTAGGCCTCCAGTAATAGCGCCCTGAACTCCGCCAGTAGCGCCACCAATGCCCGCGCTCGCAAGGGCCGATGCAATGTTGCCGATTGCGGTGCTGTTTGTAAGACCGCCGATAATGGTTCCGAGGCCGCCAGTGAACGCGCTTACGAGGCCGCCAACAATAAGGTTGCCAACCATCGAATCCATAATCCCGCGCTTCGGGAGGTCCATCTTTGTGGCTTCTTGCCGAAACCAATGGTCTGCGTCGGTAAGAAACTCTAAAGCCCGCTCTGGGGTTGCTTTTTCCCATGCGCCAGAAGCGTCTTTTTTTGGCTTATATTCGTTCCAAACAGGGCCTCGATTTGTTCCGAAATAGTCATAAAGTTTTTGCAAAACAAGAGGGTCGTTCGGGTCAAAACCGGCCGCCCACAAGCCCGCGCCGGGGGTTTTATAATCTCCGGGGTTTTCGTTTGTTTTTCCGAGTCCAGAATTAAAAAGAACGCCGCCTGGGCCGGGTTTTCCAGAAGGAGGAACGTAGCCTTCAGTTGAAGCATTATAAAAAAAAGACGTAAAAGGATTAAGAACTAAATTTCTTATGCGTGCTTTTTCTTGTATGTTTTGAGTAGGGTCCTCATATTGGCCTAACCCAGAAATTCCAGTGCCAACTGCGGAAGTTGGCATAGAATAATCTCCGTTATTCCACCTATCTAAACTTAAAAGCGGATCAGGCGCAGCCCTAAAATAATCATTTAATATGTTTTGCGGAACTTGAAAGTTTAATATTTGATTCATCATGGCATTTTGCCAATCTAAACCAAAATCTGTCGTTGGAATTTCTCTGATTACCCAGTCAATATCATAATTTAACGGGCCTTGAGCCCTAAGCCTCGCAACTTCCGCATCTTGTTGGGCTCGAACTTGAGCAATAGCTGCTTGTGCAGCCGCTTCTTGCGCTAGTTTTGCATCAATCGCGCGTTGTCTTTCCGCTGGATCTGATGAGAAAAAACCCCCAGGAGTGTAAGCCATGATTTATCGTACTTTCTGGACGATGCCGTAAGCGGTGAAATTAAGATGGTTTGCGGCTGTAGAAGCAACGCCTAGCGAGCCGTTCTTCTGAACAGTAATCCCAGAGCCCTGACTTGCTGCCTCGATAACCTCAACAGCATGACCACTGATGGTCTTGTTAAACACCAGCGCATCCGCCGTAGCGTAGGTTGCAGCGGTGTCGTTGTGATAAAGGTAATATTGGACGTTGTTATTCGTCACGTTGCAGATTTGGATGCGCGTGATTTCAGTAGTCGCAAGTGCAGTAAATAACGTCTGAGCAGTGGTTGTCGCAGGCAATACCTGCCCCAACTTACCGCCGAACAGTTCCGACCTATCGCTGACCATTTATCTTTGCCCTCAGGTCTACGCCAAAAGCCTTTTCAAACCCTCCAGCAATAGTCACCCGGACCCTGTGAAAGCGAGCGCTTCTGCGGATGTCAAAAGCCCCGTCGCTGTTCATCGAGACAGAAGGGTCGTAAGAAACATCGTCCCGCTGATTCGCTCGATAGCCATGCTCCACCGTAATCGTGGAGGTGGGTCCTTCAATGATTGGGCGGGTCTGGTCAACGTAAGCAATCCGCCCTGGCTGAGCATCGAACTCCTTGGACTCCAGAACTGCCGTGAGGGGCGTCCCTTCAAACACGCCAGAATTGTTGGAGGAGTTGAAAGCCCCGATATTTATTCGACCAGGAGACCACACGGGGTCATCCAGAGAAGCGGTGAGCGCGTCAAGGCTAGTTGTAATCGCATCCAGTCCTTCTAGCGTATACCCCGAAGCCACATAGGCGTGCAGGGCGTTCGTCTCAAGCTCAACCACTGAGAAAGTCCCAGAGGGCCAGTGGTAAACCAAAATCTTGTTAGGCTGGGGAACTTGAGCCCCAGCCCCAACGTAAGACCAAAGAACAAGCGAGCGCGTTAAATCTGCTGCGCTGCTCATGCGGTAGTAATAGTTGGGGTCTGCGTCTTGAAAGAACCACCTTGCTACCTTCCCAGAGCCAAGGTTCTGCGACTGCTCTCCATCGAAAATGTAGATGTCATCGCTGGAGATATAGAACATGACGTTCCCGGCGTCACACACGGAGCCAAACGAAACCGCTCCGCGTTTACGCTCTGACGGATAAAACCCGAATGTTGTTGGCGGTCCTTCGCGCTCCATCCGGACAATGCCGCGCTCAAAGAATACGCTCCCCCGGTCTCCGCCAATGATACGGACAATAGAACCGTAGTTCCCCGCTATCT